TTAGAAAGGAAAGAGATATGAATTTTAAAGATGCATTTGAATTAATGAAAAAAGGACACAAGGTAAAGCTCCCATCATGGGGCGGATACTGGTACTGGGATGTAGAAAAGCAAACAATTATGATGCAGTGCAGACCAAAAGATGCTGACAAAGGACAGGGAGATCTACTTGATATTAGAGAGACACAGAGAGTTGAGTATACACTTTCTAATATCTTATCCGATGAATGGATTGTGGCAAATCCAGAGAACTGTCCTGTGCTTGGTGGAGTGGCTACATTTAGCTTTGGGGATGCTGTTAAATATCTGAAACGTGGATTAATGGTTACAAGAAAAGGATGGAATGGAAAAGGAATGTATCTATTCAAATCACCAAAAGTAGGGTGCCAGATGTATAAGCAGTACACAGGAAAAGATATCAATGATCTGCAAGAATTTATTGTTATGAAGGCAGCAGATGATACTTTGGTTCCATGGTTAGCATCGCAAACAGATCTATTGGCAGAAGATTGGATGTTTGTAGAATAAGGAGATATTAACATGAAAAAGAAATTTCTAGTAGCGTTGTTAGGATTGGCGATTATTGGCGGAACCTTAACTGCATGCACAGAAGCAGATAAGGTATCTAGCAATGTATCACAGGAAGCAGATAATTTTAATGTATTGCGCAGATTTGCAGTGATCAATACAAGAACAGATAAAGTAGAATTTGAACTAGTTGGAGCATTTTCATTAGAAACAGACAGCAGCAAGAAAGTAAAACTTATTGTAGAGACAGAGGATGGAACATATAAGAAACATATCATCGGCATGAATCAAGACAGTATGTATGTGATCGAAGATCTTGGCGGAGCAAAAGTTAATAAGTACAAATATGAAGTGAATTATATTCCAGAATCCATTGTTCCATTTACAGTAAAGAGTAGCAAATAAAGAGAACAATACGTAAGAAAGGAGTGAGCCCAGATGGCATTAACAGAAAAAAGAAAGCTATTTGCTGATGAATACCTGATAGATCTGAATGCATCTCGGGCTTACAGAGTTGCATATCCAAGAGTGAAGGATGGAGATACGGCAGCAGCTGCCGCAAGCAGATTACTAAAAATTAAAGATGTGTCTGAGTATATCAGTGTTCGAATGCAGGAGCGAAGCGAAAGAACAGAGATCACACAAGATCGAGTGCTTAATGAATTAGCATCGATCGCCTTTGCAAAAGCTACAGATTACGCCGAGGTCCAAGATGGACAAGTGATTATAAAAAATACCGCAGATTTATCCGATACGATGGTAAGAGCGATCGCAGGAATCAAAGAAGGACGTAATGGTGTTGAAATTAAGCTGAATGATAAAGGAAAAGCATTAGAACTGTTAGGAAGACATCTCGGAATGTTCAAAGACCGCATGGAAGTATCTGGTCTGGAAGAAGAAAGGTCCAAACTTGATGATCTGATCAATCAGATGCGAGGTGGGTAAATGAGCGATGAACGCTTGCTGCTGTCAGAAAAGTACAAAGCATTTATCAGATGTGATGCACCAGTAGAGTTCCTGGAAGGCACGACGGCAGCAGGTAAAACGACAGTAGGTCTTTTTAAGTTCATGCTTAAGGTAGCAGAGTCTAAAAAGAAACTGCATATCCTTGCAGCGAAAGATACCGGTACCGCAGAAAAGAATATCATCAACAAAGATTTAGGGATTATCGATGATTTTGGACAGCTTGTTGAATATCATGGAAACGGAACCAAAGATGATAAGATTCCGCATCTATTGTATCATACAAGTAAAGGCGATAAAGTTATTTATGTACTTGGATATGGAGATAAACAGAAGTGGCAAAAGGCATTAGGTGGTCAGTATGGCTGTCTATACATTGACGAGATCAACACAGCAGACATCGACTTTGTAAGAGAGTCTGCTATGCGATGTGATTATCTGATGGCAACATTGAATCCTGATGATCCAGCACTGCCGATCTACAAAGAATACATAAATTGTTCCAGACCGTTACCAGAGTGGGAACAGGAAACACCAAAAGAAATAAAAGACGAGCTAAGAGAAGAACCAAAACCCGGATGGGTGCATTGGTTCTTCTCTTTTGTTCATAATTTGGGATTACCAAAAGAAAAATTAGACAAGATCATTGCCAACACTCCGAAAGGGACGAAGATCTGGAAGAACAAGATTGAAGGATTGAGAGGAAAAGCAACAGGTCTTGTCTTTTCTAATTTTGACCGAAAGCGGCATGTTAAAACCAAAGCATGGTTAAAACAGCAGCTAAAAGATGGAAAGATCAAGATAAAAACCATTACTGCAGGTCTGGATACTTCTTACTCTTCTGAATCGGAAGATACGATCGCTATGATTTACCAGATCATCACAGAAGATCGCAGAGTGATCACAGTAGATGAAAAGATTTACAGTAATGCAGATCTGACAATCCCACTAGCACCATCAGATACGGTGCGAAACTTTGTAGACTTCCTGGAAACAAACAGGAAAGAATGGGGATTCGCAAGAGACGTATTCATAGATTCTGCCGATCAGGCAACGATCACAGAGTTAAACAAACACAAACGACTGCATGGCAGTGCACATAATTTCATTCAGGCATACAAGAAAACAACGATCATAGACAGGATCATGCTGCAGATCTCATGGTTGCAACAGGATGCCTATTTAGTCCTTGAACATTGTGTTAACCATATCTCAGAACTTGAACGATACAGTTGGAAAGAAGATAAGAACAATGAACCAGAGGATAGAAACGACCATACGATCAATGCCAGTCAGTATGCATGGCTGCCATACAAGATGCAAATAGGAGACAAAGATGAAATGGGTGGATAATATCATGGAAAAAGTAAAAGGAGGGATTCGCAGTTGGTTAAATGTACAGCCGGCGAATCCCTCAAGAATCAACATAACTGAAACATTGGACTACGAAGCAAATGCAATTAAAAACCGCATCTGGTACAGAGGGGACAGCAACGAACTGGAACAACTGTACCGACAACTTGTTATCAATACAAGCAGGCAGAGTTTCTGGGCAGCGAAGTGCAGTCCAGGGATGGAGATCAATAAGATTCATACAGGACTTCCATCGCTGATCGTGGACATGCTCACAAGTGTGACTCTTGCCAGTCTAAACGATTTTGATTTTAAAAAGAAGCAGGATCAGGATATTTGGGATGAGATTGCGAAAGAGAACAAGATCAAGAAGCGACTGGAGAAAGCAACGAAAGAAACTCTGTACATCGGAGATGGAGCTTTTAAGGTCACATTTGATACAAGTCTTTCACAGTATCCGATCATTGAGTACTATCCTGGAGAACGACTTAATGTCAAAAATAATCGTGGCAGGATCACAGAGATTGAGTTCAAAACGGTTTATGACTACAAAAGAAGAGAATATATCCTGCATGAGTATTACGGCTATGGGTATATCAAATATAAATTGACCTGCGATGATAAGGAAGTGCCGCTTGATGCACTGGATGAAACAAGAAACTTGCAGAACTTGGCATTCTCAACATACCAGGAAGGTAAAGATGGAGAAGTTAAGCAACGTGGCGAATATATGCTCGCTGTACCGCTTATGTTCTTTGAATCTGGAAAATGGGATAGTAGAGGGCAGAGTATCTTTGATCGTAAGATTGATGCGTTCGATGCCTTTGATGAAGCATTCAGTCAATGGATGGATGCACTTCGAGCTGGAAGAAGCAAAGAGTATATTCCAGAATGTTTCATTCCAAGAAATCCAGAAACAGGAGCGACATTACCAGTGAATCCATTTGATAATCGATATATTAAGACTGATTCCGACATGCACGAAGGTGCAAAGAATGAGATTGTATTGCAGCAACCAGAGATTCCACATGAAAGCTATCTATCAGCATACATAACAGCACTGGATTTATGTTTGCAAGGTCTGATCAGTCCGTCAACGTTAGGGATTGACGTAAAGAAACTGGATAATGCAGATGCACAGAGAGAAAAAGAGAAAGCTACACTTTATAGCAGAAATGCGATCGTAGGCGCATTGCAGGAAGACTTGCAAAGTCTGATCAAGGTAAGTATCAAAGCATACCGTGAACTAAATGGACAGAACAGCAATGATGATGTCGAGGTAGATGTAACGTTTGGAGAATATGCCAATCCATCTTTCGAGAGCCAGGTTGAAACTGTTGGAAAAGGAAGATCACAGGGAGTCATGAGCGTTGAAGCTTGTGTGGACGAGCTGTATGGCGATTCCAGAGACGATGAATGGAAGAAACAAGAGGTCGCAAGACTGAAAGCAGAACAAGGAATCATGGAAGTAGAAGATCCGGCAGTCAATACGGCAGCAGGAGATTTTCAGATAGGAGAAATAAATGGTAGTGATGATAATGAACCACTCGTACAGGATGAGCCGACAGGAGACAAAAAAGTTCCTAAGACAGATGAGTAATCACGTTCCGTTTGGTATTTATGCGATTGAGAAAAACGGAATCATCGAGATGAGAAAGGACAGGTGCAGCAGCATGTCAAAGCTCAAAGAGATGAAACGCGAGTTCAAAAGACAAGGGTATAAAGTGTATTACAACACAGGTGAAAGATGAATGATTACGATATTCAAGAAGCACTTAAGCGGATAGAAGATGAACTGATCGCATCGATGATGCGTAATATGCAGCGACACCGAGCAGAAGAAACAAAAGAAGGTATCGAATGGGGGATGTGGCAGGCAGAACAGTTAAGAGCTTTAGAAGAGTACCGCAAGAGAAATGCTAAAAAATATAATGGCCAATTTGAAGAAATCAATTCAAGCATTCCTGCGATTATTAGCGAATCTCGAAAACGTGGGTACCTTGACCAGGAAGCACATATCCTCGAAACGATCGGGCAGGCATCTGGCGGTTCAGGAGATATCGATGGAGCATTCTTCAAGATTAATGATCGTAAGATGAATGCACTGATCGATGCGACAGTCTCAGATATGGATAGTGCAGAGACAGCGATGCTGAGACGTGCAAATGATCAGTATCGAAAGACGATATTCAATGCACAGGTATATGCAAACAGTGGAGTTGGTACCTATGAAAAAGCCGTAGATATGGCAACAAAGGATTTTCTTGCTGCAGGTATCCAATGCATCCAGTACAAGAATGGATCAATGCATAGGATTGAGGAATACGCAGGTATGGCAATCCGAACAGCAAGCAAGAGAGCGTATCTTACCGGAGAGGGAGAAAAGCGTAAGGAATGGGGCTGCCATCTTGTAATTATGAACAAGAGAGGGAATCCGTGTCCAAAGTGCCTGCCGTTTGTTGGAAAGATTCTCATTGATGATGTGTGGAGCGGTGGAAGCAGTAAGGATGGGAGCTATCCACTGATGAGCTCTGCAATGGCAGCAGGACTTTATCATCCAAACTGTAAAGACGGCCATACAACATACTTTCCTGGAATCAGTACGCCGCCAGATGATAAGTTTTCAAAGAAAGAGATCAAACAGATTGAAGATGATTATAAAGATGATCAGAAACAACAATATGCCAAAAGACAGGAAGAGAAGTTTGACCGACTGTCAACATACTCTTTGGATTCTGAAAACAAAAGAAAATATGCAATAAAGAAAGCAGAATGGGAAAAAGTCATTCCAGATAAGCCAACAACAAAACCATTGTTAGAACGCGGTACGGCTGCTATTGATTACAGAGCTAAGAAAGTAACATTTAAAGATTTGAGAGAGTGGAGAAAAACAATAGGAAATGTTACAGATGAAGAATACGCGATTATAGACGGAATGAATAATGCCGGTTATATAAGAAATTCGAATGCTTATAAGATCAATAAGGCATTAAGAGACGGAACTGTAGATCAACTTAGTGATGCAAGCAGACAAACATTGGAAACATTACGAGACGTAATAGACAAGAATGTGTCTGATACAGACGCAGTACTTCTTAGAAGAGTTGATAACCAGTATATAGAAGATGTCTTTGGAATTAGTGCCAAGGATCCAGAAGATATCATAAAAGAGCTTAATTCAAAGAAATTAGGAGATGTTTATACTGAAAAAGGTTTCGTTTCAACATCGTACAAAGCGAATAAAAACTTAAATAATGCCGATGATATTCTTTTAGATATATATGCTCCAGAGGGGACAAATATGTTCTTAACCCACAATAGAGAAGAAAGCGAGATAATTCTTCAAGCGGGCACAAAATTTGAGGTAAAAGGTGCTACATTAACCGATGATGGAAAAGTAAAAGTATTAGTTGATGTAAAAAAAGATGTCGGCATTGATAACAAGGTTTTAGATATCAAAGACAAAGCATTGAAAGAAGGAAAAGAGAATGCTAAAATTAAATTGAAAGATAAAATTACAGAAACAGATATTCAAATTACAGACTTAAAGAAACAATTTAGCAATATAACAGATGGATATTCATATGATGAATGGTTTAATGAATTTGATTCGATCGAAGATGGATTTGGTGGAGCAGATGATAATGACGAGTCATTTAACAAGCTGAAGGAACTTGATTCAAAAATAAAAGAGCAATCACAAAAGAAAAATGAACTATTGCATCAGAAGGAAAAACGTAAGCAATTAGACAATGGTTATAGTGACAGAGTACCAGATGATGAACTTGATGATTTTAATAAAAAAGCATTGGAACAGATTAAGTCGGATACGGGATATTCAGATGATAAAGCACTAGAATTTCAAGATACATTAAAAGAGTATTTTGGCGGAAATTATGAAGCAATTCTTGCAGGACAAACACAAGAAGCAAAAATTATTAGAGACGGTATTGATAGGATGCCGGTATATGAAGGAAGTATCAACAGAGGTTTGATGCTTGACAGTTCCAATATCAATGCATTTAGTGGATTAAAGCCGGGAGATGAATTGCCACAAAAAGGTATGATAGAAAGTTGGAGTAGTGAAAAAGGAACCGCAACAGCATTTAGTGGAATAAGTGATTATGAAAGAAATTCGGTTCTGCTAGAATGTGAGCATAATGAAACAGCGGTTGGAGTACAACACCTATCATCTTTTGGAAAAGTGGAATCTGAAGTATTAAGTAGTTCGAAATATGAAGTGGTCGAAATGGTAACAGAAAACAAATACGATTATTTATCAAAACATAAGGAGTATTTATATTTCCCTGAAGACTTAGAAAATGAAAAAGAAGTATTAAAGGAGAATGTGGTATGTATAATCAAAGTGAAAGAGAAAAATTAATATCTGAATATCGAGAATTACTAAAAAAAAGAAGAGAAGCAACAACCAAGGAAGACAAAGAATATTTTTCAAGATTAGCTTCACAAAAACATGATGAAATTTTGATTTGTGAATTTGGCGGAGATAAAAATATAGGAAGGTTTAGAAATGTTTAAAAACCATCAATCGAAAGGTTGGTGGTATTTTTATACCCATTTTTAAGGAAAGGAGGACCAGCAATGAAAGTAAGAGTAACTTACAATTATCACGACAGAGAACTTGGTTTTGAAAAACATGTTGGGGATGAGCTTGACGTTACAGATGAAAGGGGTCAGGTACTGATCGCAGCAGGTGTAGCGGAAGAAATCACTGAACCTGTAGAAGAATCAGAAACTCAGGAATCAACTGAGAAAGAAGAAAAACCAAAAAGAAGCACCAAGATAAGAAAGTAAGAGGTGATCCATAAATCTCGGTAGCAGACGTTCCGTTAAGACGTCTTATTTTTATGCTCCAAACACGATAAGAGGGTAAAAGATGCGTGGGCGGTGACACCGAAGACAATGGATGATAATTGGGAGACACCCACAAAATGGAAAGGAGCAACAATGAAAAAGAAATTAAACATGAATCTACAGTTTTTTGCGGAACCAGGATCAGAGCCAACAGGGGGACAGGGAGAACCTGCACCACAGCCAGGAGTAAATCAGACCCCGCCGGCAGCTGATCCGCCACAGATTGACTACAATAAGATTCAGCAGATGTTAGATGGAACATTAGCAGCAAAAGAAAACACTGCATTAAAAGCCTATTTTAAACAGCAGGGACTTAGCCAGGAAGAAGCTGAGCAGGCGATGCAGGCATTTAAGCAGCAGAAAGCTGCAAACGAACCGAACATCGAAGCAATCCAGAACGAGGCACAGAACGCGCAGCAGATGGCACAGAAAGCTATGATCGAGCGTGATGCTTATAAGTTATCTGGAGAACTTGGGATCGACTTAAAAACAATGCCTTACGTGTTAAAACTGGCAGACGTGTCACAGGTCGTACAGGATGGAAAGATTGATTCCGAAAAATTAAAAGAAGCATTAAACAAAGTATTGGAAGATGTGCCACAGTTAAAACCACAGGAACAGCAGCAGACAGGATTCCGTCAGATCGGAGTCGGTCAGCAGCATGGCGGAGAGACTGGTGGCAATACACCACAGCAGAAAGCGGTACCAACAAAACGATGGAACCGATTTAATTAGGAGGTAAGAAAGAATGGCATTAAATTATGCACAGGTATGGGAGCCAGAACTCCTGGAGATCTTAATGCAGGGAACATTAACTTCTCCATTCGTAACATCAAATGTAACGTGGTTGGATGCGAAAACATTCCGCTTCACACAGATGTCTGTATCTGGATTCAAAAACCATAGTCGAAATGGCGGATGGAATAAAGGAACTTATGCACAGACAGATACTGCGTTTACAGTGGAACACGACAGAGATGTATCATTCCTTGTTGATAAAGCAGATGTCGATGAGACAAACGCAACAGCATCTATCCAGAATATTTCCAAAGTCTTTGAACAGACTCAGGTAGTTCCAGAAACAGATGCGTTATTCTTCTCTAAAGTAGCACAGGCTGCGCAGAAAGTGACTGGATATCACAGCTCAACAGCTTCCAGCGATTATACAAAAGCAAATGTATTCAGCAAGTTAAAAGGATTCCTTGCAGCAGGAAAACTTCGCAGATACAAAGCGAATGGATCACTGATCATGTATGTATCATCTGCGATCATGGATCTGTTAGAACTGTCTACAGAATTTACTCGTAAGATTGAGATGACTCAGATCGCAGAAGGCGGTATGGGAATCGAAACACGAGTCACAGATATTGATGGCGTAACACTTATGGAAGTTATCGATGATGAACGCTTCTATGATAAGTTTAACTGGGAAGTTGAAGAAGGCGGATTTGCACCAGTAAAGAAAGACGCAGGTAAATCCGTAACAGGATCACATAAGATCAATGTGCTGATCGCATGCGGACAGACATGTAAGACAGTTCCTAAGATCTCATCCATCTATTACTTTGATCCAGGAACACACACAGAAGGTGATGGTTATCTGTATCAGAACAGAACTTTATCTGACGTATTTGTATTCCCGAACGGAAAAGATGGCAAGGTTGATTCTGTTTACGTTGACGTAGACACTACGGAATATACCGAAGTGTAGGAGGTGGTGCATATGGCGCTCACTTCTTATGCGGATCAGGAGTATTATGAAAAAGTCAGCGGTGTAATCACAACGGATGATCTTGAAAGGAGACTGTATATCGCAAGCCGACACATTGACACGCTTACATTTAACCGTATTGTAGCAAGAGGATTTGAGAATCTGACAGAATTTCAGAAAGATGTGGTTCGTCTGGTTGCTTGTAAACAGGCAGATTTTGAAGCAGAGAATGAATCTCTGATCAACAGTGTCTTAAGTTCTTATTCGATCAATGGCGTATCCATGGGGATCAATGCTGGCGGATGGAATGTAACAGTTCAGGATGGCGTGATAATGCGAGCTGATAACTATGCAATGTTAGAACAGACAGGATTATGCTGCAGGAGATTGGGGGCGATCTGATGAAATGGCCAGAGTTAATTCCAAAATCAATGTGTCAGACGGATATTCATATTCGGATTGACAGCGAGGAGATTGGAGAGGAAGGGCAGCCGATCACTCTGATCGATGCAGATTTCAAATGCAACTATCAAGATAAAGCAAAAAGAGTTATGACAAATGAGCAGAAGATCGTACAGGTTACGGGATCTGCTCTTTTTTGTGGAGATATCGCCCCAGATATACCAGTGATCAGTTGCGGTGTCGCAACAGTCTTTGGAGTTGAGAGAACGATCGTGAGTGGAGAAAAGGCAAGAAATCCTGATGGGACGGTCAATTATACCAGATTGGAGTTGATGTGATGATCCGTTGCAATTCAATTATAAAAATCAACACACAGAGACTTCTGGAGCTTTCACAGGCACAAGTCACAGCACTGGAAAAGACAGCAGAAGCTTTGCATACCGAAGTGGTACAAGCTCAGGTTATGCCGTTTGATACAGGAAATCTGCAAAATGATAATACATTTGTAGATTATACTTACAGCAAAGCAGGACGCGCAAGGATTGTATCTACAACGCCATATGCCAGAAGGTTATATTTTCATCCGGAATATAATTTTCAGACGTACGAAAATCCGTTCGCAGGTGGTGAATGGTTTAATCCTTGGCTTCCAGGTGGTCTGTATCAGAACTTTGCACAAAAAGCATTTAAGAAACTGTACCGAAGGGAGAGTGGCATATGATTTTGCTAGCAGATATGAAAGACTGGCTGAAAACAGTATTTGAAGCTGATCACTATTACACAGGAAAGTTAGACAACAAAAAAGACAGATCTATTGGAGTGTATCAACGAAGTTCCTATGCTCCAAAACGTTACGCAGTAGGTGGATATAAGAAATATGATACGAAAAGTATATCTGTCTTAGTCCACTGGAACAACAATTCAAAAGAAACAGAACAGGCAGCAGCCGAACTGTTTGAAATATTAGAAACACAGAAACAATTCATGATCAAAGATACAAAAGTAGATTTCTTATCCATGCAGGTTCCCGAACCAGTAGATGTTGGAACGGATGACAAAGGAATCTACGAACGTGTCATTTGGTTTGACATTTATTACGAAAGGAAGGTAGACGATGAGCGAAACTAACACAAGCGGAGTATATCCTTGTTATGAGAACCAGTTTCAGATCAACACAGCAGCGTCTGGATCTGCAGATGCAATGAAGAATATAGCAGATTGTGAAACGTTTGAAGTAAGTTTTGATAATGGTGTAGAAGAATGGACACCATTTGATACAGAAGGATGGACACGCAGATTAATGACTGCAAAATCCGTTACGATCTCAGTTACAGCGAAACGAAACGTAGGAGATGCCGGAAACGATGCAGTTGCAGGACTTGCATGGAAAAATGGAAGAAACGTAGAACGAGACTTCCAGTGGACATTCCCGGATGGAACAGTTGTCAAGTTTGCAAGTGCAGTTATCAATGTGACAAATGTAGGAGCAGGAGATTCTACAGCAGTTGCACCTCTGGAATTTGAAGTGCAGAGCAACGGTAAACCGACAGTAACACCAGGAGTTTAGGAGGGGGAAACCTCTCCTTTTTTGAAGGGAAGATAGAATGGGAAAAGTAGTAGATATTACAGATAAGTTGAAATTCGAAGAGAATCCAGCGTTAGTGATCAACGGAAAGAAATATGAAGTGAACGCAGATGCGACAACTATGATCGAAGTTCTGGCAGAGCTTGGCGATGGTGGGGATGATATCTCACCGAAAGCCGTTACAAAGCTTTGTGATCTTGTTTTTACAAATAAGGCACAGAAAGACTTGGAAAAATTACATTTAAAATTTGAGGATTATGTCACGGTTGTGCAAGAAGCGGTTTCATTGATTACGGGTGATGATGACGATGAAGAAGAATCGGGGGAGTAGTTGATCCTGGATATGATCTGTTTGAAGATTGGGACCTGATCGTATCTTCATTTGCAGAGCAGTATGGAATCAGAATCTATTCTAAAGAGTTCAAGGAAATGCAATGGCACGAGTTCAAAGCGCTGCTTTGTGGAATAGGACCAGATACAGCCTTAGGACGGATTGTATCCATCCGATTAGAAGATGATAATGAAGTGATCAAAGAGTTCACTCCGGAACAAAAAGAGATCAGAAACAAGTGGAGAAGAAAAGCCGCTAAGACAAAGACAGAAAAAGAAACAAATGATTTCTTAGAAACGATGAAGCAGGCATTTATTGATATGGCAGGAGGTATAACAAATTGAAAAGATAAAATGTAAGGAATGCGGACAGACATTGATGGTCGCAGAATATGTAAAAGGGGAAATCAAATGTCCCCGATGCAAACAGGTAAATATAGTATGGATCCGCAAAGGGAAGAGCATAGGTAAGCACCGTTGTAGTAGCTAAGCCAGCCTACTTTGTGAAAAAGCAAGGTAGGTGATAAGTATGGCAGCAGATAGTGCAGGACAGATTGGCTTAGATCTGGTGATCAATCAGCAACAATTTAATAAACAGTTAGGTGGAATACAGAACCTCGCAAAGAAAACAGGAAAGATGCTTGCCGGTGCTTTTGCTGTAAAAGGATTAACAAGTTTTGCGAAAGACTGTATTGAGCTAGGATCAAATCTGACAGAGGTACAGAACGTTGTCGATGTAGTATTTCCAACAATGAACAAAAAAGTAAACGAATTTGCACAAAATGCAGCAAGTACATTTGGACTTTCTGAAACGATGGCAAAGAAGTTTACCGGAACATTCGGAGCAATGGCAAATGCTTTTGGATTTTCTGAAAAAGAATCGTACAAGATGAGCACGGCTCTTACTGGACTTGCTGGAGATGTTGCTTCTTTCTATAACATTTCGCAGGATGAAGCTTTCACGAAACTGAAATCTGTGTTCTCCGGAGAAACGGAGACGTTGAAAGATTTAGGAATCGTAATGACACAGACAGCTCTTGATCAATACGCACTGGCAAATGGATTCGGTAAAACGACCAGCGCCATGACGGAACAGGAGAAAGTAGCCTTAAGATATGCATTCGTGCAGCAACAGTTGCAAAATGCGACAGGGGACTTTTCAAGGACCTCTGATCAGTGGGCGAACCAGATCAGGATTCTGTCATTACAATTTGATTCCCTGAAAGCTTCAATTGGACAAGGATTGATTAATTTATTCTTGCCAATCGTAAAAGTAATTAACTTGGTGCTTGGAAAATTAATGACTCTTGCAAATGCATTCAAGTCGTTTACAGCAATGATCATGGGCAAGAAGACCAGTGGAGCGTCAGCAAGTCTTGATAAGACGGCGACAAGTGCAGGAAAGGTATCTAACAGCTTGAACAATGCGACAAGTTCCGCAAATAAGCTGAATAAGTCGACAAAGAAAGTTGGAGACACAGCCAAAAAGACGGCAAAGAAGATATCTGGATTGATGGGATTTGATCAGATCAATAAATTGACTGAAACAAAAGGATCATCCGGATCAAAGAGTTCTACACCATCTTCTGGTACAGGATCCGCAGCAGGTGGAGCATCTGGTGGTAATGTAGATATGGGCTCTCTTCCCAAGGGAGAAGATGAAAAAGCCACGAAACTTGGGAAAGGCTACGATAATCTACGAAAGGCAATTGATAAGTTAAGAGTAGCTTTTAGTGCGTTTAGCAAGGTTGCAATAGGTGCTTTCAAGTGGATTTGGAAGAACATGTTGGTGCCATTGGGAAAATGGACCATGCAGAAACTTGCTCCAAAACTGATTGAATTATTAGCTGCAGCATTAAATGTACTGACAGCAGTATGCAAAGCATTGCAGCCGCTATGGCAGTGGGCATGGGATCACTTATTCAAACCGCTTGCTAATTTTGTTGGAGATGCGATCATCGGATTCTTAGATCTTCTGGTTAAGGGATTGAACGGATTAGCAAACTGGATCAATAAACATCAAGGCGAAGTGCAGGCAATCACGGTAGCATTTCTTGGTTTTAATGCAGCAGTCAAAGGAATTGAATTTTTGTCACTTATCGGTCAGATGGGCGGTGCAGGAAAAGCATTCAAAGCACTCGCTGAAATGGTTAAGCTTGCAACAGTAGCGAAGATCAAAGATAAAGCAGAAACATTATACTTAAATGCTTTATATGCTAAAGATGCAGTTGCTCCATTTGCAAAATCATTTGCTACTCTTGCAGGTAAGATCAAACTTGCCGTAACAGCAAAAGCAGCCGATATTAAACAGACAATTCTGTTGGGCGCATCATATGTTAAGAATTTAGCTGTCGGAATTGCAAAAGCAACAGTAGAATTTGTAAAACAAGCAGCACAGATGATCAAGAATAAAGCTATCATGATCGCGACTAAAGTAGCACAGACAGCAATGACAATTGCTACGAAAGCATGGAGCGCAGCATGTTCAATTGCCACAGTTGTTACGAAAGCGTTTGGAATAGCAATGGCGTTTCTTACAAGTCCGATTGGATTAGTAATTGTAGCGATCACAGCTTTAGTTGCTGCAGGTATTTTGATTTATAAAAACTGGGGAAAAATTAAGAAAACCAAGTTCGGAAAATTCTTGATTGGAATTGCTACAGGATTTAAAAATCTATGGAAATGGGCGAAGAAGAACATTCATCCAATCCAATCAATCAAAAAACTTTGGGAAGGCATCAAGAACAAGAAAGCTAAACTGGAAGCTGAAGCCAAAGAAAAGGTTAAAGGTGCGCTGAACACCCTAAAAGAAGGTTGGGAATCCGTTAAAGACAAAGCGGCATCATTGGTAGCAGAAGCGAAAGAAAAGGCAGATGGTGCGATCGCAAATCTGAAAGAAGGATGGGAATCCATCAAAGATCGTGCGACAACTTTAGTTGCTGAAGCAAAAGAAAAAGCTCAAGGTACATTAGAAAAATTGCATAATGCTTGGGAGAATATTAAGGATAGAGGTGCTGAATTAATTGCGACTGCCAAGGAAAAGGCAGAAGGAGCAATTGATAAATTAAAATCTGGATGGGAATCCATCAAAGACAGGGGTGCTGAATTAATTGCGGAAGCGAAAGAAAAAGCATCTGGTGTAATTGCAAAACTTAAGGGAGCTTGGGATTCTGTAAAAGATAAAACAGTAACTCTTATTGGGCAGGCTGAAAATAAGGCAGGAAAAGGTCTAACGTCAATAAAAAATGCTTTTAAGACAGTTAAAGATAAAACAGCAACATTAAAAGCATACGCAAAGAATAAAGCAACAAGTGCAATATCAAAGATAAGAAAAGGTTGGAACTCTTTAAAATCAAAAACTGTAACATTGACGGCAAGAGTAAAAACAGCGGTTGATTCTGTTAAAGGATGGGTAAATACACATATCATTGATAAATTAAATGGAGTTTTAAGCAAAGCAAAGATTTTTGGCAAAAATCCAATTAAGCATCTTGCTCAAGGTGGATACGTAAAGAAAAACACCCCACAGCTAGCCATGATCGGAGATAACCGCCATCAAGGCGAGGTCGTAGCACCAGAAGATAAGATGATCGCAATGGCTAAAAAGGCAGCAGAGTTATCCGGCGGCAGCAGTAAAGATGATCAAATCATCCGCCTGCTCATGGAACTGATCAATGCTGTCAAATCTATTGATACAGATGTTTACCTGGATGGGAAGAAAATAACCAAAACCGTAAATGACAACAACAACGCAGATATCAGAGCCGGCAAACGACCGATCCTGATCTAAGGAGAAATAAGATGGCAACACTGACATGTGGAAACACTGCATTGCCAGAGCCGGTTGAACTAAGCACTTCGGATGAGATCATCTGGAGTGCCAATACCGAGCGATCATCATCAGGAGATATGATCGGAGAAGCAATTGCAGAGAAAAAGACATTGGATATCAAGTGGGGAGTCCTCACAGAGTCCGAAGTTAAGAAGATAAAAAATAATCTTGTGAAAGGATTCTTTCCGATCACATTTAGAGACATGGGAACAACGCATACCATCACTGTATACCGAGGAACTCTTACAAAAGAACATCTGGGGTATATCGGAGATGGTATTTATTATTACAAAAGTGCGAGCGTTCAGATCGTACAGAAATAGGAGAGATGGAAATGAAGTTAAAAGAGATTATGAGAATCCACGAAGGATTAGTAAAACAATCAAGCAAAGTTTACACGGCAAAATTAGGATATGCAATTTCTAAAAATATGAAAGCATTCCGAAAAGCGATCGAAGAATATGATGAAAACCGCCTTAAGATCTGTGAACGATACGCAGAAAAAGATAAGGACGATAAGCCGATCGTGAAAGAAAACCAGTATGAAATGACAGATGAAAGCAAAGAGATTGTAAATGAAGAAATCAAAGAACTGCAGGAAGTGGATACTGATATTGATATCATGAAAGTTTCATTCGCAGAACTTGAACGCTGCGAAAATGTAGACCGTTATGATATACCATCTGTTGCAGATATTGAAGACCTGATGTTTATGATCGTAGACTAAGCCGGAGGTGATGCTATATGTATCAGGCAAGTAAAAAATTTGGCGATGCAATAGCAGGGTCAAACAGAAAATTTAATACAAGGCTTCTGGAGAATGAAAAAGTATTAGTAGAATCTGTAAAGAATTTTACAATAACGTCTGGTGCGGAAGAAATAACGATCGGGAGTGCGGTGGCGAGCTATGTTCAGGCAACGATCGAGAATAAAGGAATTGCATTGTCTGGAAAAGAAGTTAGTTTGGAGATCGGCGTGGAAGTCGATGGAGAGATGGAATATATTCCGATGGGGTTATATACGATCCAGAATCCCAAGATTGAAAGCAACAAGGTTACGTTTACTGCATATGACAGATTAGCAAGCAGATGCAATGGGGCATATTATTCTAAATTAAGTTATCCAACGGATGCAGTAGATATATTGGCTGAAATCAGCACGATGACAGGCGTGGCGATTGATACATCTACATTACAGCGAGGAATCCAGATCAATCAAAGAGCGATCATTGAGGAAGGCGATTATAACGAAGAAACCGAGGAAAGCGAAGTGATCACAACATATGTAAATCCTTTTGATGGATATACATACAAAGAAACCATCGGATTTATCGCAGGATTATTCGGCAAATTTGCTATGTGTGGAAGAACTGGAATGATCGAGTTTCGATGGTATCAGGGTATTGATTACGAGATTCCAAGCAATATATTTTATAACGATCTGCAAGAAACAGAAGAAAGTTTCAGTATCAAAAGACTGGCATGTGATAACTCAGATCAGACACTTTCATCTGGATCAGGAGCTACCGGCATAAGTATGCAAAATCCGGTTATGACACAGAGTATATTAGACGGTGTTTACAATACTGTCAAAGGCTTAGTATTCACGCCTGCAGCATTAAGATTTATCGGAGATACAAGACTTGACATCGGAGATATTGTTACTGCTGTAAAAAATGATGGCACGAAATTTACAATACCGATCATATCATTGATAACAAGTTATGACGGTGGATTGATGCAGACAATTGCAAGTTATGGGAATACCGCCGAGGAAGATGATTCTGACACAAAAGGTCCTATAACCGAAATGGCAGAACGAGTTGAGTACGAATTAGCGTTTGTAAAAAAACTCATGGTGGATAATCTGACAGCGACAAATGCAACGATCAAGAATCTGTCTGGAGATGTTTTAAAATTTAAAACAGGTGAGTTTGAAACTTTAAAAACTGATGTGGCAAATTTTAAACAGACATTCACAGATGACTTACAGGCGTCAAATGCAAAAATCAATACTTTAGAATCTGACCATGCAACATTTAAAGAAGCAACTGCGACAAATCTAAATGCAACGAATGCTAGAATTGCGAATATTGAGGCTGATTACCTAAAAGCTACAGATGCAAAACTTACCTATGCAACGATTACGAATTTAAATACTACCAATGCTGAGATTTCAAAGCTAAAAACAAAAGATGCAGAAATCGATAAACTAGTTGCAACAAAAGCTACGATCACGGATCTTAATGCAGCAGTCGGCAGAGTTGGCGTATTGGAAAGCGGTTATGCTAATCTCAACACGTTAGTAAACGGCAATCTTACATCTGACAACATTCAGAACTTAACATTGACATCAAAGAATACAACGATTGAAAACGGCATGATCAAAAATGCAATGATTGAGAATCTGTCGTTTGATAAGATCACAGGTATGGAAATTAATACAACAAATCTGACGGTACATAGTTCTGATGGTAAGTCAAAATGGAGTGACAATACAATCCAGATATCTGATGCAAACCGTGTCAGGGTCCAGATCGGAAAAGATGCTTCAAACGATTACAGCATGTCTGTCTGGGATAAGAATGGGAATCTGATCTGGGATGCTCTTGGAGCTACGGAGAAAACGATTCAGAGAAAGATTATTCGAGATGGTATTGTAGCGGATGATGCAAATATTTCTGGTTCGAAACTGGATATTAACAGTGTGATCAAAGAAGTGAATGGTTCTACGACGAAACTGAAATCTTCTACAATCGTTATGAACGATAAGAACCAAACGTTAGACGTCGTGTTTAATGAAATGGAAACAACAGTAGCAGATAATCTAAGCAATGCTAAGCTGTATGCGGATGGTAAGTTATCCGATGCACAGAAGTATGCCTTAGAACAGGCAAACAGTGCGTTGAGCAGTGCTAAGAGCTATGCTGATAGTGCTGTGGATAATATAGAGGTTGGCGGCAGGAATTTATTAGTTCAAAAAAATATCACACAAGGCTATTTGTCTACAGATGGTAAAGGAAGTTTTATTGGTTCTGGCGGTGGAGATCAAACTAGTGATTGGATAGATGTTTCAGGAAATAAATATATAACAATTACTCTATATGAAGATTTTACAAACGCGAATAATTCAGGAAGATATTGTGAGTATGATGCCGATAAAAATTGTATAAATACTGTTGATTATAATCCAAGACAAAAAAGCAGTATTATTATAGAACTGAAAACTACCACAAAATACATAAGAGTTACCGCGATAGAATGCAAAACGCGAAGATATAAGATTGAAAAAGGAAACAAAGCCACGGATTGGACTCCAGCACCAGAAGATACACAATCTCAGATTGATAATATCACAGAAATTACAACATCTCACACAACAAGTATCAGTACGATGCAGGGACAGATATCAAGTCTGATTTCCGAAGATACAACGATCAAAGGAAACTATGATGCTTTACTAAGCAGATATAACGCAACTGTAAATACTGTAGATAGTATGAAAACCACAATCGGCGAACATACAACGATTCTGAATAGTCAAAATGATTCAATTGTAGCTGTCACAATGAAAGCTAATACGATTGAATCAAATTTAGCAGGAACAACTCAGACTATATCTGAGGTTAAATCAAATTTATCTGGAACACAGGAAAGAGTCACGAAAGTTGAAACAAGTCTGACAGGTTTAACTACAAGGGTTTCTAGTACAGAAACGAATCTTGCTAATTTAGAAATTGGTGGCAGGAATTTATTGACTGGAGTTTCTTCTTATACAAAAGACACACCTTTTGAAAAGACGGATTCAAGAGCAGATGGGTGGATTGTATATCAAAATATTATTACCTCTATCGAACTTGAAGCTGGAAAAAAATATGTGCTACAAGCAAAAACTGATGGAAATTGGACTGCGAACCATGACACAAATGGACAAGATCCGTCTAAAAAACTGGTGACGTTATGGTTATGTAGTGATACAACGAATGACTTTTTTGATATGCGACAAGGATATGTTGTATTTACACCAACTGTTACAGCTAAATATAAATTAAGAGTTAATCAATATTCGAACGGAACAGATGCTTACACTATTCATTTGTGGGATATTAAACTTGAAAAAGGTTCAAAAGCTACAGACTGGACTCCAGCACCAGAAGATGTGGATCAGCAGATTACAGCTGCAGAAACAATAGCTAGTCAAACTGCTGATAAATTCAATTGGTTGGTTAAATCTGGTACAAATTCAACTGATTTTGAGTTAACTGATCGGACCGCTACATTAGTAGCATCCGCTATTAATATAAATGGGTTGGTTAAGTTTAGTGGGTTAAATACAGATTTACAGAATACTATAAATAATAAAACGAATGTTTCGTATTTAAGTCTTAGCAGTGGCAGAAACAATCAAGCCTGTTGGAAAATAGCAACCATTAAAATTAGTGGTAATTATATAAACCAAGACATTATTATAGGAGTAAACCACAGAGATCATGGATATACAGAGTGTAGAATACAATTCAAGAATGCTGGTAATCCAGATCCAGGATTAGCTAGTTTTAGGCAAACAGGGCGACCTTCAAAATGTTGGCGAATTATTAAAACTGCAAATAGTACATGGGAGTTATATTTATATAAAACTGAATCGTGGGACGGTGGGAATGTCGTTAAATACATCAACCCATATCACACTACAGGCAATGTATCTGTAACATGGTCTGGAGAAAATGCAGACTTGCCTAGCGGAACAACCACAACTGAACAAATGATTGCAGATCAAACCACTATTGATGGTGGAATTATTACAACTGGATATATCAGTGCTGATAGAATCGCAGCTAATTCCATTACAGCAGACAAAATCGACGTTAATAGTATATTTGCCAAAGATATCACCGCAACAGGCACAATAACAGGCGTAAACTTGATAGGTGCGACTGGTATGTTTAGTGGAAATATTACAGCTACGGAAGGCACTGTTGGTGGTTGGAATATAGGAACAAATAGTTTATATTCAGGTATTGACGAAAATGAAATAAAAATATATTCTGCTACGACTTATGACGCACAAACAATGTACCAAAAACAGAAAATACAAGATTCGTTCATCTTATCACCAAAATATATAAATCATTTTGTGTCGCAACAAATATCTGTTGGACATAATATTCCTTATTGGCAAACAAGATCATTTATATATAATGATTCCCAAATACAACTTGCACAAAGTGATTATTGTATAAATACTTCTTCAGCTTCGAATTATGATGCACAATATAGTCTAAAAGATGGGTATATAAGTGCTACTCGGATTTATATGGAACAAAACATTACACAAGTTGGCGGAGATGTTATTAATTCATCATTTAGCATAGGTTTAGATAGCATGATGGGGTGGTGTTCTATACAGTCTACTAAGGGGATAAATATATATGGAAATTCTTCAAGGGCGTTATACGTTCAATCAAATGATACATCTAAATATAATGCTCTTGAAACAGAAGGAGATGTCGTGGTGAACGGCAAAATTCATGCGGTTTCTGGCGACAATAAAATTCAGCTAAATTCAGATAATAATGGATCAATTGAATTATATGGGAATACTCCATTTATCGATTTCCATAGTGCGTATAGTAGTGCTGACTATACTTGCCGAATTATAGCAAATACGCCAGAACAGTTGCTTGTATGTGGCAAACTACGTTGTGATTCCAATATTATTTCAAACAACGATCTTATTGCAAATAGTTGGGTTTATGCAGGACAAAATGCACATTATACATGGCAAAACCAATCGGATTGTTATTTTTCATGTGGATATTATAATAACACAAACAATATTTATTATTATGCTGGATATCATGCGTTTTATGTAAACGGAGATTCTGGTTCTGGAATGATGTATATAGAAACATCAGGAGTTAGCTCCAGAAAAGGGTTCCGTAACAGCTCTGATGAAAGAATCAAGAAAGATTTTCAATATTTCGACGATGATTTCATTAAAAGTTATATGCAATTGGAGCCAATTAAGTACAGATTCAAAGATGATACCGATAATTCCTATCACATAGGTTTCAAGGCACAGAATGTAAATAGTGTTTTGAACGATTATGGGAAATCTCACAACGAACAATTTGGAATATGTGCAACGCATCATATAGATCCAGAATATGCTGAAAAAACATATGGTGAAAAAAACATGACTGAAGTTTACACATTAGCATACGATGAATTGATCGGAGCAAACACATTCATGATCCAAAAGACCAGAAAAGATTTAATATATCAAGCAGGTCGAATCGACATGCAAGAAGCAATCATCAATGATCTGCAGACAAGATTACTGCAGGCAGAAAAAACAATAAAACAATTAACTCAGGCATTGGCTTAATCGCTGATGTCTATATTTATGCAAAAATGAAAGGAGCATAACTATGTTAGAAACAAAGAAAAGCACAACACTTACAGGAACAATCACAGTAAAAGACGGAGATGTAGATAAACAGGTGGTTTATTTGTCTGCAAACGTCACGTCTGACGGAGCAGGTAATGATAATGTAAACCAGACAATTCAGGATCGGAATCTTTATAAAGCGAACAAAGTGCAGATCAGAAAAGATATTGCAGAGTTCACAAATAAGTTTTATGAGATTCAGGATGCAGAGGTAGAAGAATAGAATGAAAGAGAATATGGAAATCAGAGCAAGACCGCTGTAGGTCTTATTTTTTATGTGTAAAATAATAATTTTCTAACCAAAGAAAGGAAAGTGAGGGAAATGAAGAAAATGACAAACAATGTAATTGACACATATAACGCAGTGACCGGATCGATCGTGGCCGTATTGAGTTATATTTTAGGCGAACACTGGATTCTTTTTGTGGCTTATCTGGCACTGAACGTAGCGGATCAGTTTACTGGTTGGATGGGTGCGAAGATGGAAGGAAAAGTAAGTTCACGAATTGGCTGGAGAGGCGTCATGAAAAAGTTGGGATACTGGATCATGATAATGGTAGCATTCGGATCATCAGCAGTTTTCATTGAGATTGGAAAAGTAATTGGTGTAGATCTTGGGATTACAACATTACTCGGATGGTTTGTATTGGCGTCATTGCTGATCAATGAGATTCGATCTATCGTGGAAAATTTTGTGGAAGCAGGATATAACGTACCCAAAGCATTAACAAAAGGATTAGAAGTAGCAGACAAAGTAGTAAATAAAGATCAGGAGGAAGAATAATGGCAGTATATAATATTCATGGCGGTCACAACCCCGCAGGTAAGATTGCCTGTGGAGCAAGTGACTTATTAGATGAGAGCAGAGAAGACAGAAAAATCTGCAAAGAAGTCGTAAGGCTATTAAAGAAAAAAGGACATAAGGCATATAATTGTACAGTTAGCAATGGAACTAGTCAGACGGACGTCCTCAGAAAGATCTGTACTAAGTGCAACAAAAGACAAGCAGCATTAGATGTATCAATTCATCTCAATTCTGGTCGCAACGACAGAAAAGGAGATAAGAAAGTAGCAGGAACAGAAATCTGGTGCACAAAGGAAGAAGGTATTAAAAAGGCTGCAGGTAACAGAATCCTTGCAAACATGAAAAAACTTGGATTTACAAACCGTGGAATCAAAACAACAGGCGGTTTATATTATCTTAATCATACGATCAACAAAGCAATCCTTATTGAGGTGTGTTTCGTCGATGATAAAGATGATTATAATCTTTACAAGAAGGTTGGTTATAAAAAAATCGCAAAAGCGATTGCTGATGGTATCGCAGGGTAAAGAAAAATAATATTTCTATGTTACTAATTTGTTACTAAATACAGCAT